ATATCGCTCGCCCTCAAACAGCAGAAATATTTTTTGAGGATGTTTTAATGGCATTAATTTTTTATGGAATGCCAATTTTAGCAGAAAATAATAAACCAAGATTACTATATCATTTAAAAAGACGAGGTTATAGAGGTTACTCTATGAATCGTCCCGATAAAGCTAAAGCTAATTTATCTAAAAGTGAAATAGAATTAGGGGGTATTCCTAATAGTTCAGAAGATATAAAGCAAGCTCATGCAGCCGCTATAGAATCTTACATTGAAGAATATGTAGGAAAAATAAAAGAGAATCATGGAAATATGTTTTTCCAAAGGACATTAGAAGATTGGGCACGATTTGATATAACTAGAAGAACAGCGCATGATGCTTCCATTAGTTCTGGATTAGCTATTATGGCTTGCAGAAAACATATGTATCAACCTCATGCAAAAAGAACAGTAAAAACGCTTGATTTTATGTTTTCGAAATATAATAATAAAGGATTAAGAAGTCAGTTAATAAAATAAATATGGCACAAAAATTAGGGCAAATTCCTACAGAATTTCCGAGCCAAGCGGTCTCAGATGCTGTAAAAAAATCACAAGAGTATGGACTTTCTGTGGCTAGAGCTATTGAACAAGAATGGTTTAATAAGGATAATAGTATTGGGAGATTTTGGCAGACTAGAGATGAATATAATAAACTTAGATTATATGCTAGAGGAGAACAATCTATAAGAAAATATAAAGATGAATTTGCCACTAATGGTGACTTATCTTATTTAAATTTAGATTGGAAACCAGTTCCTATTATACCTAAATTTGTAGATATTATAGTAAATGGAATGCAAGATAGATTATTTTCTATTAAAGCTTTTGCCCAAGATCCTATTGCTACAGGAAAAAGAACAAAGTTTGTTGAAAATATTCAAAGAGATTTACATGCTAAAGAAATATTGGCTGAAATTGAAACTGAGCTTGGAGTAAATGCTAGAAATATTCCAGAAGAAAAGCTACCTGCAAATACAGAAGAGTTAGAGCTTTTTATGCAATTAAATTATAAACAAGGTATAGAAATTGCAGAAGAACAAGCTATTAATAATATACTATTAACTAATAAATATTCCGAACTTAAAACTAGAGTTGATTATGATTTAACTGTTATTGGTATTGGTGCCGTAAAAAATACTTTTAATAATACTGATGGAATAAAATTAGACTATGTAGATCCAGCAAATTTAATTTGGTCTTATACTGAAGATCCTAATTTTCAAGATTGCTATTATTTTGGAGAAGTAAAAAGAATAAAACTTAATGAGCTTAAAAAACAATTTCCTGATTTAAGTAATGAAGAAATAAAAGAACTTACTAAAAAAGGTTCTAATTGGACGGATTATAATACTATTGGAACTTTTAGCAATAAAAGTGAATTAGATAATAATAATACAGTTACAATTTTGTATTTTAATTGGAAAACATGGGAACACAATGTTTATAAAATAAAAGAAACAGCAAGTGGTGCTTCTAAGGCTATTGAAAAAGATGATTCTTTTAATCCACCTAAAGATAAAAGAACTAGATTTGAAAGAGTAGCTCAATCTAGAGAAGTATTATATGAAGGGGCTTTTGTGTTGGGTACTAACACATTATTAAAATGGGAAAAAGCGCAGAATATGGTGCGCCCTAATTCTAATACTAATAAAGTATATATGAATTATACTGTAAGTGCTCCAAGAATGTATAAAGGAAACATTATATCTTTAGTTTCTAAAATAACTCCTTATGCGGATTTAATTCAATTAACACATTTAAAACTTCAACAAGCAATACAAAGAATGACGCCTTCTGGTGTTTATCTTGATGCAGATGGATTAGCTGAAATTGATTTAGGTAATGGAACAAGTTATAATCCTCAAGAAGCTTTAAATATGTATTTCCAAACTGGATCTATTATAGGTAGATCATTAACAGTCGAAGGAGATCAAAACCCTGGAAAAATTCCTATTCAAGAACTACCTGGTGGTGGTGGCGGACAAATACAAGTATTGATTGGTGCATATAACCAATATATACAAATGATGCGTGATGTAACCGGTTTAAATGAGGCGAGAGATGGGTCTGATCCAGATCCAAAAGCTTTAGTAGGCGTACAAAAATTAGCAGCTGCTAATAGTAATGTTGCTACCAGACATATTTTACAAGCTAGTATGGCTATTACTGTAACTTTAGCGGAATGTATAGCTTTAAGATTTAAAGATGTATTAAATTTTCATCCTACTAAAGAAGCATTTATTGGGGCTTTAGGAATGTTTTCCGTAGGGTCTTTAGAGGAATTAAAAAATCTTAATCTTCATGATTTTGGTATATTTTTAGAATTAGAACCAGATGAAGAAGAAAAAACTATGCTTGAAAGTAATATACAAACTGCTTTAAGTGCAGGTAGTATATTTTTAGAAGATGCTATTGATATTAGAGAAATAAATAATATTAAATTAGCTAATCAGTTATTAAAATTTAGAAGAATTAAAAAACAGCAAGCTGATCAAGCCCAAGCAGAAGCGGCTAGTGCTGCTCAAGCAGAGGCTCAAGGGCAAGCACAAATTCAAGTTGAGCAAGCTAGAGCTCAGGCTGAACAAGTTAAAACAGAATCTAAAATTCAATATAGACAAGCAGATATTGAATTTGAAATTAAGAAAATGGAAGTTGAGGCTAGAACTAAACGAGAATTAATGCAATATGAGTTTGAATTAAATAAACAATTAAAAGAAATGGAATTGCAAGCTCACAAAGAATTAGCAGGACAACAAAATGAAGCGAATATAGAAGCAGCAGAAGTTAAACAAACTGCTAAAAGCATAGCGGGACCACCATCAAGTGGTAAACCTATGAAATCGTTTGAATCTAAAGGTAATGATGTACTAGGCGGTATTGATTTATCAAGGTTTGAGCCTAAATAATTATTATTTAAACTATTTTATTATATACAATTATGGAAAAAGAAGAAATACAAGTTAAAGATGTTGGGGAAATTAACCCTGATATAGTAACTCCTGAACAAAAAGAAGCCGCTGTTATTAATGAGGCGGTTGATAAAGGCGAAGTAGCTGAGGAGTATAAGGTTAAAGAAGAAGATGGCGTCTATAAAATTAATTTAGACAATCCACCAAACCAACCTAAAGAAGTTAAATCTAAAGAAAAATCTAAACCTAGTAAAGATGCCGTTCAAAAATCGAGCTCAGATGACAGCGATGTGCATGTCAAAGAACCCCAAAACACGGAAAGTGTGCAAGGAGTGGATAAAAGCGTACGGAGTGCCGAAGAAAAGGAAACCGTTGAAAACAAGGAAAAATTATTAGAAAAAACTGAAGATAGTACTTCTGATTCACCATTAGAATTAATTACTGATGATGAAAAACCTACTGATAAAGTAGAAAAAGTGGTAGAGGTTGAAACCCCTGCAGAAGAAACACAAACAAATATACAGGAAGAACCAAAACAATTACTTCCTGAAAATGTAGATAAACTAGTAAAGTTTATGGAAGAAACAGGTGGGTCTGTTGAAGATTATGTTAATCTTAATAAAGATCTATCTAAAATGGATAATACTACTTTACTTAGAGAGTACTACAAAACAACAAAACCTCATTTAGATGTAGATGATGTAGATTTTTTATTTACTAAAAATTTTGCCTATGATGAGGAGGCGGACGATCCGTCAGAAGTAAAGGCTAAGAAATTAGCTTTTAAAGAGGAACTTTATAATGCTCAAAATTATTTTAAAGGTGCTAAGGATAAATATTATGCTGATCTTAAGTTAAGTAAGCAAAATGATATTGCTCCTGAATATCTTGAAGCTATGGAACATTATAAAGTGTCTCAGCAACAGACAGAGGAACATAAAAATTTACAAAAAACATTTGTTGATAAAACCAATAAAGTTTTTAACGATGAGTTCAAAGGTTTTGATTTTAAGGTCGGAGAAAATAAATATAGGTTTAAAATAGAAGATTCAAAAAAAGTAAAGGATTTCCAGTCTAATATTTCTAATTTTGTTAATCAATTTTTAGATGATAAAGGAACAGTTGCAGATGCTAAAGGGTATCATAAAGCATTGTTCACAGCACAAAATGCTGATAAAATAGCTAACCACTTTTACGAGCAAGGCCGTGCCGATGCAGTACGTGACGCTGAAAAAAAATCTAAAAATATTAATATGAATCCTAGACAAGATGCATCATCCGTGGTGACTTCTTCAGGAGAAAAAATTAGAGTTGTATCAGGGGATTCATCTGACAAGTTGCGAATTAAATGGAAATAAATAAATTAATAACTTAAAATCAAACAATTATGGCTTTTACGTCGGGCGTACCTGCTGCTTTGCAACCATCGCAAACTAAAGCACTTTACGCCGGAAACTATATTGACTTTACAGCCGCTGGCTTTAGTCAATGGACACAACAATTTTTACCAGATGTATACGAAAAAGAAGTAGAAAGATATGGAAACAGATCTATCGGTTCTTTCCTTCGTATGGTATCTGCTGAGATGCCTTCTACTTCAGATCAAATAATCTGGACTGAGCAAGGAAGATTACACACAAGATATGCTAACTGTTTACCTCAAGGTAACGCTGGTGTTATGCCAGCTGCTGGAGCGGCAGGCGCAATTGCAGCTAATGCTGCATCAGGTGGTGTACTTAATTTTAATGTACCTGCTGCAACTCAACCTACAAGTTTAGGTGTAAGTTCACAGGCTACTACTCAATGTAACTTTAGAATCGGACAAACAATTATGGTTCAAGTTCAAACAGGAGCTGCTACAGCTGTTGGTGGAACAGGAGAAGTAATTAAAGGTGTTTGTACTAACGTTGGTGTTGGGGCTGGTGCTGTAGGTGCTGGACAACAATTCCAAATTCAAGCTTATAAAGCTCACGGTGCAATTGGCGCTGGGGACTTTTTAACAGCTATTGCTTATGGATCAGAATTTGCAAAAGGTACTGGAAACTTTACTGAAAAGTTAGATCCAGGATATGCTACATTTACCAATGCGCCTATCATTTTAAAAGAAAACTATCAAATTAATGGCTCTGACACTGCTCAGATCGGTTGGATTGAAGTTACTTCTGAAAATGGTGCTAATGGTTATTTATGGTATATGAAATCAGAACATGAAACAAGACTACGTTGGGAAGACTACCTAGAAATGTCTATGGTTGAGGGTGTTAAATATACTGCTGGAGGTGCTGCAATTGCATTAGGTACATTCGGTGGAAGTTTAGCTGCTCAAAATGCTAGAGGTACTGAAGGTTTCTTTGCAGCTCTTGAAGCAAGAGGTAATGTTTATACTGGATTCGGTGGCCAAGCTGCTGTTGGTGCAGGTAATGGATCTCTTACTGATTTTGATGCAGTTCTTAAACAATTAGATAAACAAGGTGCTATTGAAGAAAACATGCTTTTCCTTAATAGAGAACTTTCTTTAGAAATTGATGACATTCTTGCAATGCAAAATGGTACATATGCTGCTACCGCTGCTAACACTAAAGGTACTTCTTATGGAGTATTTAATAACAGTGAGGATATGGCTCTTACATTAGGATTTACTGGTTATAGAAGAGGTTCTTATGACTTCTACAAAACTGACTGGAAATATCTTAATGATTGGTCTACTAGAGGTGGTTTCGGAGATATCGAGGGAGCTTTAGTTCCTGCAGGTACTTCAACTGTTTATGATCAACAACTTGGTCAAAACATTAAGAGACCATTCTTACATGTAAGATACCGAGCTTCAGAAACTGAGAATAGAAAAAACAAATCTTGGGTTACAGGATCTGTTGGTACTGGTTCTCCAACTTCTGACATTGATGAGATGAAACTTAACTATTTAAGTGAAAGATGTCTTATTACTCAAGCTGCTAATAATTTCGTATTATTTAAAGCTTAATTTTTAACTATAGGATGCGGGCCCTTCGGGGCCTCGTGTTCTTATTTTATATTATTTTATTATGACAACAACAACAAAAAAAATACAAAGTAGTTCTCTTGAATTAGAAAAAAATTGGGAATACAGAGATAGAACATATTTATTAAAAAGTAATTTATCACCTGTATCTTACACTATTCAAACTAGACACACACCAAGAAAACCATTAATGTGGTTTGATGAGAATTTAAAAATAAATAGAGAAATAAGATTATCAACTAATCAAAAATCTTTATTTGTTGATGAACAAAATGGGTATACATCACTAACTCATATTATGTTTCAAGATGGTATTTTAAATGTACCAAGAACCGATGTAATTACTCAAAAGCTTTTATCACTTTATCATCCTCAAAAAAATCAAATTTGGGAAGAAGTCGATAATGTTAAAAAAGCGGAAGATGAAGTAGATGTATTAGAGTTTGAATTAGATGCATTAATGTTAGTTCAACAACTTGATATTGAACATTTAGAAGCTATAATGCGTACTGAACTAGGTTCTAGTGTTGGTACATTAAGTTCTAAAGAATTAAAAAGAGATGCTTACAGATTTGCTAGAAAAAATCCACAATTATTTATAGAGCTCTCACAAGATGACGATATTAAATTAAGGAATTTAGCAAATAGAGCTGTAGAACAAGGAATTATAATGTTAACTGATGATAACACTGTATTTAAATTTGCTTCTAATGATAAGAAAATTTTAACAGTTCCATTTGATCAACATCCATATGCAGCATTAGCCCAGTATTTTAAAACTGATGACGGTATTGATTTAATGAAATCATTAACTAAAAAACTTGCATAACTACTTGGTATAAGGTGAGAGATTAACCTTATACCGCCTAATTAATTAAAAACAAATACATGGTTAATATAAATAATGTATACCAAACAGTACTTGTTATAACCAACAAAGATAATAGAGGTTACATAACACCTGATGAATTTAATAGACTAGCTGAACAAGCCCAAAACGAAATATTTGCAAGTTATTTTGCTAAGCAAGCTAGTTATGAATTAAATGCATTTGTAGATAGCGACTTTTCTGATCCTACTACATATTTAGCAGAAAAAATAAATGTATTTTATAAGTCTGGTGATTTAACATTATCTAATGGAGTATTTACTTATCCTTCTGATTTATATAGGGTAGGTGTTATTTCTGTTAATAACAAAGTAGCTGATAGGGCTTCTCATGAAGAAATAAAATATATTAATTTATCTCCATTAACTTATCCTGTTGCAACACAACCTGTTTATACATTAGGGGATACTGGTGTAACAGTATATCCTGATACAGTAACTACTGGGGTTAAAGCGGATTATTTAAAAAAACCTATAAGACCAAAATGGGGATATGTATTACAAGGCACAGTTCCTTATTATGATCCTACTGTATTTGATCCTGCAACAGACAGTTATGATGCAGCAGCAAAATCTTACAATTTTGAATTGCATCCTTCTGAAGAAAATAATTTAGTTATAAGAATATTAACTTATGCAGGAGTTGTAATAAAGCAAGGAGATGTTACTGGATTCTCGCAAAGTAAAGAACAACAAAACGCAGCAACTGAACAATAATGGCAATATCAAGAAAACCTTTAGACGTCGATAATTACTCAGCATTAGATGGAGGCACAGGATTAGCAGTACCAGGATATTATAGAAGAACCAATGTTAACGATATAATAAACAATTTTGTTGTTGCTTATATTGGTGATGGAAAAGTTTTAACTAAAATACCTAGATATGAAGTAGCTTTTTGGGCCCAACGTGCTGTACAAGAATTTAGTTATGATATATTTCATTCTGAAAAAGCAATAGAAATTCAATTAAGTTCTTTAAGGCAAATGTCTTTACCTTCGGATTATGTAAATTATATTAGTGTTCAATACACTGATAACAATGGAGTACAAAGAACTATTTTACCAAGCACAGTTACTCATGCTAATAAAGGTGTTGCTCAAGATGAAAATTACCATTATTTATATGATCAAGAAGGTAATATAGTGTACGCAGAAACATCAGAAACTATTGATAGATTTCAACAACAAAATAAATTAGGTAATACTGAGCGTGCTAATAATTATTACTATGGTTATTTTTATGGTGATGATTTTGGATATTATGGAAGACGCTATGGGTTAACACCACAATTTCAAAATGTAAATGGAAGTTGTGTAATAGATTTGTCTGCAGGCCAAATATATTTTGATGCTTCAATTACTACTAATACTTATATTACATTAAATTATATTTCTGATGGACTAGGAAATAATGGAAACTTTGATAATGTTTATGTTCCTAAATTAGCAGAAGAAGCTGTAATGGCTAGTATACTTTATAATTTATCTAAAATTAGACCCTCTGCGGCTGGAGCAGCTGCTTTATATAAAAAGGAAGCATTTGCTAAAATGCGTAATGCTAAAATTAGAATTTCAAATATGAAAATTGCTGAAATGACTAATATATTCCGTAATAAAGCTAAATGGATTAAACATTAATAAAATTTTATGCCAGAAATAAAAAGAGCATTTAATCTTGGTAAAATGAACCGAGATTTAGATGATAGATTAGTACCTGCTGGACAATACAGAGAATCATTAAATATTAATATTGGTCAATCAGAGGGTGCAGATGTAGGTGCTGTTGAAAATTTATTAGGTAATGAAGCGGTTGCTTCACCTTCACAATTTACCGGGTTAGCTGATGCAAAATGTATTGGTGCTCATAAAGATAATGGTACAGAATGTATATATTTTTTTGTAACAGATAATAAAATTTATGATGAAACCAACCCCACTAGTAGGAGACATGGCATATATGAGTATGATCAAAAATCTAAACAATTAACCACTTTAGTTTATACTAATCAATTAAATTTTCATCAAAGCTACCCTATATCAGGAATAAATTTTGTAGATGATTTATTATTTTTTACTGATAATAGAAATGCTCCAAGGAAAATTAATGTTGAGAAAGCTAGAAGTGAACCAACATATTATACATCGGCAAGTAGTGTTGATGATTTAATTTCTGTATGTAAATTTACTCCTTATGAATCAGCAAGTATTTTAAGCGTAGGAACAACAGGAGAAGATGGAAATGCTATTACTTCTAATTTTTTACAAAACAAGCTTATAAGGTTTTCATACCGATGGAAATTTGAAGACGGTGAATATAGTGTTTTAGCTCCATTTACTCCAATTTGTTTTTCAAGGCTTGGCCAAGCTGATACTATAAGTTCTAGCTTAAGTGATTTTGGAGAAATAGAAACATTTGTAAATGCAATTAAAGCAGTTCAATTACAAATACCAACTCCAACTGGATATGGAATTACTAATGTAGAACTAATTTATAAAGAATCTGTTGGGGCTACCTTATATGTTGTAGATGATAAAGAAGTTACCACAGAATCATTTGTAAACTTTTTTTATGAATCTCAAGATCCATTTAGAACTTTACCATCAGATCAGTTAACAAGGGTTTATGATGCCGTACCTAGAAAAGCTTTATCTCAAGAAGTTGCAGGTGGAAGATTAGTATATGGTAATTTTTTACAAAATTATGACTTACCAAGTATTAGTTTTACTGTTACTAAAACTGGTGA